CAACATAAACTAAAAAGTAAAATATTCGCATTAGTACATGACTCAGTTTTAGCAGAAGTACCAGAGCATGAAATTGATCATTATTGCAAAAAACTAAAAGAATTTATACAAGCTGACAGAGGAGTTTATATTGAAGGATGCCCTGTAGGTTGTGATTTTGATGTACACGAAGATTACTCATTAGGTAAGTTTGAGAAGATGTATGGTCATAACTTGGAAGAAGTTGGGTAGTATTGAGTTTCCTATCTTTGCTCTTCCTTCATCAAACTGGGAAGAGCGAGATGGACTACTCTTTATAGATAATAGAATAGTTGACGATAAAAATATGGCTGGAAAAACTCTTGGCATGAGACGTCTTCAAACTCCTATGAAAGATTTATTGCCTCTTCGAGGATCTATTGCTGCCCCCGTATCTTTAATTCGTCAGACAAGAATTAAAAATTTTATAGATAATGCGGGAACTCCATTTATCTATGAAAAAACAATATCGAGTTCCTTAAAGTATTACAAGATAAGAAAAGTAGAGTATAAAACTATTGCTTCTGTCTTGTGGTTAAAAGGAGTGTCTTTCCCTTTCAAAGTTCCTCGCCCTCCGGAAGAAAATCTTACCTGGGCCGGAGTTTTGCATGTCGGAGAGCTGCCTTGGCTATTATACGAGTACTCAGAGACTAAACAGGCTGACACTCGCAGAAAAGTATAAATTTATGGCAAGAAAAAATAGAACTCTAAACTCATCTGGGCTAGTCTTACACGACATAGAGCCTTTAACACGGAACCAGGTCTTAGCTTTTGAAAGCGAAAGAAATTTAGTTCTTCATGGTGTAGCGGGTACAGGAAAGACTTTTATATCTTGTTATCTTGCTTTCGATGATATGACAAAGGGTATGTATAAACAGCTTATTATCATACGAAGTGCAGTTCCAACAAGAGATATTGGATTCTTACCTGGGAGTGAAAAAGAAAAGGCATCTGTATATGAAGAGCCTTACAAAGATATTGCTGTTGAGTTATTTCAAAGAGGAGACTCCTACGAGATTCTAAAAACAAAAGGATTATTACATTTTATGACAACTTCGTATCTACGAGGTATTACGTTAAAAGATGCAGTAATAATTGTAGACGAATGTCAGAATATGTCATTTCACGAACTAGATTCTATTGTAACTCGTGTAGGTACAAACTGCAGAGTAATATTTTGTGGTGACTTTCGACAGGCTGATCTTTCAAAGAATGGCTTGCAAGACTTTATACGAGTGCTCAAAGCTATGGATCAATTTGATTTGATAGACTTTGAGATAAAAGATATTGTACGCAGTGATTTCGTAAAAGACTACATCACTGCGAAGACGGACTTAGGTTTGTGAAGGCAGTAATAAGTAATAGAATTTACTTAGAAGTGACGGATGAGTATAAGGACTTTCTCAGTAAAGAGCTTACTTATACAATTCCATCTTATAATCCTACAGATCCGCCACTTGTCATAAAAAATATGGCACGAATAAAAACTGGGTTGGTTAGCATTCCTGTCGGTAGAACTGACTTAATTCCCCAGGACTATGAAGTTGTAGATAAGAGAGAGGCTATAAAAGCAGACTTTCCAAAATTTAAGTTTGATTTACGAGAGAGCCAAAAAGCAGTCTACGATGAGTTAAATGACAATGCTATAATTAACGCTTGGGTCAGCTGGGGCAAGACTTTTACAGGTCTTGCTATAGCTGGCAAGCTAGGTCTTAAAACACTTGTGGTTACCCACACAGTTCCTTTGCGCAATCAATGGGCAAAGGAAGTAGAGAAAGTCTATGGATTTAAGCCAAGTATTATTGGAAGTGGTAGCTTCGATACTTCTGGCCCTGTGGTTATTGGCAACACTCAAACTTTGTATCGTAATATTGCAGAGATACGTCATATATTTGGGACAGTTATCCTGGATGAAATGCATCATGTCTCGTCTCCGACGTTTTCTAAAATCATAGATACAAACTATGCACGATACAAGATAGGATTGTCAGGAACCATAGAAAGAAAAGATGGAAAGCATGTAGTGTTTAGAGATTACTTTGGACACAATGTATTCAAGCCACCAAAAGAAAACTTTATGGCCCCGAGTGTACATATATTGCACTCTGAAGTGCGATTCATGGATGGGGCCAAGATACCTTGGGCAAACCGTGTCACAGCTCTAGGTAATAACGAAGAATATCGTCACACTGTTGCTTTGACTGCTGCGGCCTACGCCGCAAAAGGTCACAAAGTACTGGTGGTGAGCGATAGAGTGCATTTCTTGAAAGCCTGCGCCGAACTGGCTGGAGAAGATGCAATATGTGTTACGGGTGAGGTTTCGCATGAGGATAGAGAAAAGTATATGTCTGAAATACGAAACGGTAAGAAGAAAATCTTATTTGGTACTCAAGCTATCTTCTCAGAAGGAATCTCACTCAATAACTTAAGTTGCCTCATTCTTGGTACACCTATCAACAATGAGCCTCTCCTCACGCAACTTATTGGACGAGTAATACGAAAAGAGGAGAACAAGAGAGATCCAGTGATCGTAGATATTCATCTAAAAGGAAATACTGCGAAAAGACAGGCTTCCAATCGCATGGGTCATTACATGAAACAGGGCTATGCAATTAAACAACTGTAAAAAAATAGTTCTTGACATTTATGGTATTTTTAAGTATAATATATGTTCTTTTATGACTGGTCGAAAATCTACGACGCCTCCAAAGGTAATGTTGTTGAGATCGTAAGAATTTTTAGGATGATTGTTGAAAAACAAGTTCCTAGAAATAAGCGCGATCCCATATATAGATATTCGCAGAAAGATTTCTCAGGGATGAGTTTCATGCTACATCCCGATATTCTCCTGTACCATTCATTTAAGTATAAGTACCGTGATGTCGCACAGTACATAAGTTTGTGCGCTCTGCGTTCAGCATCAGACTTTATCTCAACTCAAGACCCATCACTTGATATGGTTTTGATGCCAGGATTAAGTCCCGAAAAAATAATAGAAAACAATAGGCTACTACAGGTCGAAGATGATAGAGTTTATTTTCGATATGAAGAAGTCAATCCAGAGGAGATTCACTAATGGCAATTAAATTTAACCAGCACAAAGGTGCTGCTCAAAAATCAAATATCACTTCATTTCAGTATACTGATGGCGATAATAAGTTTCGTCTTGTGGGTGATATTCTTGCTAGATATGTCTATTGGATCAAAGGTGAGAACGACAAGAACATTCCTTTAGAGTGTCTGTCTTTTGACCGTAACCATGAGACATTTAATAACAAAGAAAAAGATTGGGTACGTGAGTACTATCCTGATCTAAAGTGTGGCTGGAGCTATGCAACTCAGTGTATTGATAATGGTCAAGTTAAAGTTGTAAACCTCAAGAAGAAGCTGTGGGAACAGATTATTACAGCCGCCGAAGATTTGGGTGATCCAACAGACCCAGAAACAGGCTGGGATGTGCAGTTCAAGAGAGTAAAAACTGGTCCTTTACCCTACAATGTAGAGTATCAGCTACAAGCTCTAAAATGCAAGCCTCGTGCTCTCGGAGAAGAAGAGCTAGCATTGATTGCTGATCTTAAGTCTATGGATGAAGTTATGCCTCGTCCAACCGCTGACGCTCAAAAAGAGTTGTTAGATCGTATCCGTGATAACGTAGGTGGTGCGGAAGAGATTGATGAAACTATTGAAGACGAGTTTAAGATCGCATGATTTTATTTACTGCTGACTGGCACATCAAACTGGGACAGAAGAATGTTCCAGTTGAGTGGGCAATAAAAAGATACAATTCATTTTTCGATCAAGTGCATGAGCAGGTTAAAACTTGTGATATGCATATTATTGGTGGAGACTTGTTTGATCGTATTCCGACAATGGAAGAGCTATCTTTGTATTTTTCTTTTATTAGAAATGTAAAGAAACCAACACTCATCTATGATGGTAACCATGAAGCAACTCGTAAGAATAGAACTTTCTTCTCACAACTTAAACAGGCATCAAGAGATATTAACCCGCTAGTTAATGTAGTTGATATCTCTTACGTTGATGAAGATTTGGGCTTTGGAGTTTTGCCTTATGCAGAGCTGCATAAAAAAGGTAGTATCGAACATTTTAATACTACTCAACCTTTATTTACTCATGTTCGTGGAGAGATTCCGCCCCACGTAAAGCCAGAGGTAGATCTAGAAAGATTCAATGACTTTCCTGTTGTGTTTGCTGGTGATTTGCACGCACATAGCAATACACAAAGAAATATTGTGTATCCAGGTAGCCCGATGACTACTTCTTTTCATAGACAAGAAGTAGAAACAGGTTATTTACTGATAAATCCAAAAGACTGGTCTTGGGATTGGTGGCCTTTTACACTGCCGCAGTTAATTAGAAAAACTGTAAAAGATCCAGCAGATATGGTAGCAACAAAGTATCATCATACAATCTATGAGATAGAGGGAGATATACAAGAGTTAGCTTCAGTAGAAAATAGTGAGCTGTTAGATAAGAAAGTAGTAAAAAGAAACTCTGAAGCCTCCCTGGTAATAGAAAAGGATATGACTATGGAGGATGAGTTAGTAGAGTATCTAAGATATATCTTAGACATTCCTGATGAAAAAGTATTAAATATTATAGGAACGTATAATGATTACGCTCAAAAAGCTCAAGTGGAGTAACTGTTTTAGTTATGGCCCAGACAATGAGTTACAGTTAGATGATAACACGGTCACTCAAATAATCGGTACTAACGGTATGGGGAAATCCTCCATACCGTTAATTATTGAAGAGGCATTGTACAATAAAAACTCAAAAGGCATCAAAAAAGCAGATATACCTAACAGATATATAAATGATGGCTATGACATTGAGTTAGAGTTTGAAAAGTCTGGCAAAAAATATCTAATTCGTATAAATAGAAAGAACAATATAAAAGTTGCTCTACTAGAAGACGGAGAGGATATTTCTAGCCATACCGCTACAAACACCTATAAAAGTATACAAGAGATATTAGGTATAGATTTTAAAACCTTTTCTCAGTTAGTATATCAGAATACAAATGCTAGTTTGCAGTTTCTTACTGCAACAGATACAAACAGAAAAAAGTTTCTGATTGATCTATTACGACTGGAAGAATACGTCCAGTTATTTGAAGTATTTAAGGAAGCATCAAGAGAGTCATCTAATAAGATGATAGAGGTATCCTCAGAAATTACAACTATTGAAAAATGGTTATCAAACAATAAACTCGAGGCTACCAATATACTACCACTATTAAATTTAGAAATTGATACGGATGAAGATGAGAAGATATTCCGTTCTCTCTCGATAGAACTTAAAAATATTTCCGAAAAAAATAAAAAAATTCTAAGAAATAATCAGTATAAAGAAATGCTGAGTAAGATAAATATTGATGAACTACAATCTTTGCCTCCTGTAGAAAAACTATCCTATGATAAGTTTCAAAATATTATAGGACAAGTAGAGGGAGCTAAAAGAGCTTCTGATAAAATGCTGCAAAAGCTTGAACAACTAGAGGATAAATGTCCTACTTGCGAGCAAGATATAGATGCAGAGTTTAAAAATCAGTTAATTCAAGCCGAGAAAAAGACTCTCGGCTTTTTAGCCTTACAAAAGAAAGAAAATGAACAGATTATAGAAAAAATTAAAAAAGATAATACAGAGTTCACTCGGAGAGAAAGACTACAAAAAGAGTGGGAAGATTTGTTCAGAAATATAGACAATACGTTACCTGCTAGAATTCTTGATGCAAATGAGCTGCAAGAAAGACTGGATGAAGTAACTGAAAAATTAAAAACAGCAAAAGCAAAACTAGCTGACATAGCTGCACAGAATGAAGAAATTACAAGAAGAAATACTCGTATTGAGATAATTGAAGCTCAAACAGATGGATTCTTAAAAAAGCTAGCTGCTGCTCAGGAGATATTAAATGAACAGCAAGAGTTAGACTCTAATTTAGAGATTCTAAAGAAAGCATTTAGTACAAATGGGCTTCTTGCATACAAGATTGAAAACTTAGTAAAAGAACTAGAAGAACTTGCAAACAGTTATCTGGCTGAACTATCGGACGGTAGATTTACATTAGAGTTTATCGTGTCAAACGATAAGTTAAATGTACAGATTACTGATAATGAAAATATCGTAGATATTCTAGCACTTTCTTCTGGCGAGCTTGCAAGAGTAAATACTGCAACTCTGATAGCCATTCGCAAACTAATGAGTAGTATATCAAAGTCAAGAATAAATATACTTTTCTTAGATGAAGTTATAAACGTTCTTGATGAGAGCGGCAGAGAAAAGATGGTAGAAGTATTACTACAAGAGGACTTAAATACCTATGTAGTATCACACGGCTGGACACATCCTCTACTTGAAAAGATAGAGGTTGTAAAAGAAGGAAATGTAAGTAAACTAGAATGGTAGATGAAAAATTACAACTAATTCTATTTAATGAGGAGTCTAGGCAAAGCAATCAAATAGAGCTAATAGCAAGTGAAAACTTTGCAAGTGAGGCTGTAAGAGAGCTTTGTGGTAGTGTTTTTACGAATAAATATGCTGAAGGCTACCCGGGGGCCCGTTACTACAATGGCTGTGTCTATATGGATGCTGTAGAAACGTATGCACAAGAGTTAGTTCAAAAACTATATGGATGTGCATTTTCTAACGTACAACCCCACAGCGGGGTCAATGCAAATACAGCAGTTTATCAAGCTTTTCTTAAGCCAGGAGATAAAATACTCGGTATGGATCTTGCGAGTGGTGGACACTTGAGCCACGGTGCTAAACCAACGCTAAGTGGTAAAGTATACAAAGCATATTCATATGGAGTAGATAACTATGGATATATAGACTATGCTCAGGTAGAAAGAGTTGCTATAGAAAATGATGTGGATATGATTGTAGCGGGTGCGAGCGCATACTCTCGTCACATAGATTGGGGTAGATTTAGAGATATCGCAAGAAAAGTAAACGCTTATCTTTTATGTGATATGGCACATTATAGCGGTCTTATTGCAGCAAGACGATATCCTAGCCCCCTACCCTATGCTGATGTTGTTACAAGTACTACACATAAAACTTTACGGGGACCAAGAGGCGGTATGATTCTTTGGAATAATCCAAATTATACAAAAAGAATTGATAGTGCTATTTTTCCTGGAACACAGGGCGGGCCTTTAATGAATATAATTGCTGCAAAAGCTCAGTGTTTTGTAGAAGCATTAGATCCTGCATTTGGTCGCTACATTGATGAAGTAATTAAAAATGCTAGGACAATGGCAAATGTTTTTATAAAAGCAGGTTATAACGTAATTACAGGAGGCACCGATAGTCATGTATTTTTATTAGATTTGAGCGATAAAGATATAAGTGGAAGGGAAGCCGCAGATCGTTTAGAAGAAAACGGTATCACTGTCAATAAAAATGGTGTGCCAAATGATCCTCGTAATTTTATAGAAACAAGTGGTATACGAATAGGCACTGCTGCAGAAACAACAAAAAATAGATCAAATTACTGGTTTGAAGATTTAGCTGGTATGATGGTAGAAATACTGGAGAAATAGTGGTAGATTCAAGAGCAAAAGGTGCTAGAGGCGAGTATCTTGTACGAGATATGTTACGAGAACACACAGGACACCAGTTTGAGAGAGTTCCTAGTTCTGGCGCACTTGAATATCTAAAAGGAGATTTGTATGTTCCTCATGCAAAAAACAAGTTTTGTATTGAGGTAAAAAACTACGCAGAATCTCCTCTTACAGATAAAATATTTACTGCTTCAAAGACTAACTATCTAATACAGTGGTGGAAAAAACTAGAAAGACAAGCGGAACAAGGTAATCAAGAACCTTTGTTATTCTTCAAGTACAATAGATCTCCCGTTTTTGTAGTAACGGGAGAACCTCCCGAAGAAACAAAAGAGTATATGTTTATATGTTTTTTAGAGTGCTTTGTTCTACTCGCAGAAGAGTGGTTAAATAAAGAGAAAGTGGAGTTTATAAGTGGCATTTAACTTTACAGATAAAATAGTTGATAATGATCTTAACTGTACTCTTATAGTAGATGCCTTAAATTTGGCGTTTAGATGGAAGCATCAGGGACGAACAGACTTTCGATATGAGTATCAAAGAACTATTCAATCTCTTGCAAAATCTTACGACTGTAAAAATGTAATAATTACAGCAGATTTAGGCTCTTCTAAATACAGAAAAGAGATAAATCCAGAGTATAAACAAAATCGAAAAGATAAGTTTGCTGATCAATCAGAAGCAGAAAAAGCAGAGTTCGAAGAGTTTATAGAGGAGTATGAAGCAACTCTTAGTCTTTTACAGGAAGATTACACATTGCTTCGATTTAGAGGAGTAGAGGCAGATGATATTGCTGCTCATTTAGTAAAAGAGAAAGATAAATACGATTTAGAGTATATTTGGTTAATTTCTAGTGATAGGGACTGGGATTTACTAATACAGGAAAATGTTAGTAGATTTTCGTATGTTACAAGAAAAGAAGTAACATTACAAAACTGGAAAGAACACTACGATGTGTCTCCAGAGGAGTATATATCTCTTAAGTGTCTGACAGGTGATAAAGGAGATAATGTTCCAGGTATTCCTGGTATTGGACCAAAAAGAGCTGTAGGACTTATAAAAGAGTATGGAGATGCTTTGAGTATCTATGATGCTTGTCCAATAAATAGTAAGTACAAATATATTCAGTCATTAAACGAAAATTACGAGCAAATAATACAAAATTACGAACTTATGGATTTAATCACATACTGTGACGATGCTATAGGAGTAGAGAATGTATCGGTGATAAAGGGGATAATGAATGCAAATTAATTATAATCGTGATAAATATCTATCTGAATTCAGTATAAAAACACTGGAAGACAGATACTTAATCGGGGACGAAAAATCTCCCCAAGAAGCATTTGCAAGAGCAGCTAGATCTTTTTCCGATAATGAGGCGCATGCCCAAAGACTTTACGACTATGCTAGCAAGTTGTGGTTTATGTTTTCTACGCCAGTTTTATCAAACGGCGGGAGTGCGCGTGGAATGCCAATAAGTTGCTTTTTGAATTATGTTGATGATAGTAGAGAAGGAATTACAGATCACTATACAGAGAATGCTTTTCTATCTTCTGTAGGTGGAGGAGTTGGTGGCTGTTGGAGCGGGGTTCGGAGTGTAGGCTCGAAAACGAGCAATGGCTCCGAGAGCACGGGAGTAATTCCTTTTATGAAAGTTGTAGATGCTGAGATGCTTGCTTTCTCACAGGGAGTAACTCGTCGTGGAAGCTATGCAGCTTATCTTGATATGTCTCATCCTGAGATTGAGGAGTTTTTAGATGTCCGTAAACCTACTGGTGGAGATATTAACAGGAAGTCTACTAATTTGCACCATGGCGTTGTTATCTCTGATGCTTTTATGCAAGTTATTGAAAACGCTACTAGAGAACCCGGTTTCGACGATAGTTGGGCTCTTATTGATCCCCATACTAATGCTGTTATAAAAACAGTATCAGCTAAAACACTTTGGGTAAAACTTATTCAAAATCGTGTTGAAACGGGAGAACCATATATTATGTTTGGTGATACTGTGGACGAAGCAGTACCAGAGTTTCAGCAAAATCTTGGATTAAAAGTTCATCAATCGAATCTTTGTTCCGAGATTACGCTACCAACAGACAAAGACCGCACAGCGGTGTGTTGCCTGTCTAGTGTAAATTTAGAAGAATTTGATGAATGGAAAGATAATGACCAGTTTATTCCTGATTTGGTAAGAATGTTAGATAACGTACTACAGTACTTTATTGACCATGCTCCAGATCAGCTACATCGTGCAAAATACAGTGCAATGAGAGAGAGAAGTATTGGTCTTGGTGCCATGGGATTTCATGCGTACCTACAACGCCATAATGTACCTTTTGAGAGTGCAATGGCAAAGGGGAGAAATCTACAGATGTTCTCTCGAATAAAGTCGGAGGCAGAGCGTGCAACCAGACAACTGGCTGAAGAGCGAGGCGCGTGCCCTGATGGAGAAGGCTATGGTGTGCGGAATGCTCATTTGCTTGCTATTGCTCCTAATGCCAGTAGCAGTATTATTTGCGGCAATACTTCTCCTTCAATTGAGCCGTATAGGGCTAACGCTTTTACTCAGAAAACTAAAACAGGGAGCAGTTTACTTAAGAACGAATATCTTGAAGATATCCTCCAGGATCTCGGCCAAGACACCGACGAAGTCTGGAAGAGTATTGTTACGAATAACGGCTCTGTACAACACTTGGATTTCTTGGATGATTGGACGAAAGACGTTTTTAAAACAGCGGTGGAAATCGACCAAAGATGGGTGATTGAAATGGCGGCAGACAGGCAAGAATACATATGCCAAAGCCAATCACTCAATGTCTTTTTTCCTGCGAACGTATCAAAACAGGAACTTCACGCCACACATATGATGGCCTGGAAAAGGGGAGTAAAAACCTTATACTACCTAAGAAGTGAAGCATATAAGAGAGCAGAAACAGTATCAGATGAAGTCTTACGTGCTAGAATCTTCGAAAGCATAGACGATGATGGATGTCTCGCCTGTGAAGGGTAAGGTTTGGACTATTTGGAAATATACAATCGGAAGTTTTAGCGATGAAAAAACAGCCGAACATGATGACATCGTAGCGATTCTACGAACTTTGATTGTTCTTGTCAACTTTATGACCTGTTTTTTCATCATGGCGAACGTAGTTCATAATTGGTAGAAAAATGAATTTATTGCAGGAAAGAGAATTTTATAAACCTTTTAGTTATCCGTGGGCATTTGAGCACTATAAAAGTCAGCAGCACATGCACTGGCTTCCTGACGAAGTGCCGCTTGCAGATGATTTAAAAGACTATCGGGAGAAAATGAGTGATGGGCAGAAAAAGCTACTTTCGAGTCTTTTTCGCTTTTTCACTCAAGCAGATGTTGATGTATGTTGTGGGTATGCAAAGCACTACCTGCCTACATTCAAGCAGCCAGAGGTAAGAATGATGCTCTCTGCGTTTGCTGCTATGGAAGCAGTACACCAGGAAGCATACTCTTTACTTTTAGAAACTCTTGGTTTCGGGGATGACGAATATCAAAAGTTTTTTGAGCATAAAGCTATGCTTGATAAGCATGAATATTTGCACGATTTCGGAATGGATACGCCTATGGATATTGCAAAAACCATGGCTATCTATTCTGGATTCACAGAGGGAGTTCAGCTATTTAGTAGTTTTGCTATACTACTGAACTTTCCTCGTCATAACCTAATGAAAGGTATGGGACAGATTGTAACATGGTCAATTCGTGATGAAACATTGCACGTTGAAGGCATGTCACAGCTATTTCGTACTTACATTAAAGAAAACCCAGAGCTATGGACGGATGATCTAAAATATGAAATCTACTGTGCGGCTGAGCGAACAGTAGAGTTAGAGGATGCGTTTATTGATCTTTGCTTCTCGGGAGCGGAAGTTCCGGACCTTACGCCGGAAGAAGTAAAAAGCTATATTCGTTATATTGCAGATCGCAGACTATTGGGTCTTGGGTTAAAGAAAATCTTTTCAAGTGAAGACAATCCTCTTCCTTGGCTGGATTATATGTTGAATGGTGTAGAACACACTAATTTCTTTGAAAATCGTGCCACCGAGTACGCTCGAGCAAGTACTACGGGTAACTGGCAAGATATTTTTAAATAAGGAACCTTATTATGTCAGAAGTAGAACAGCCGGAAACAATTCCGACTTTAACCTTTAATGGAAAGGAGTATAATATTTCAGATTTAACAGAGGAGCAACGATATTTAGTGAGTCAAATTCAAGATATTGAGTCACAACTATCGCCTCTTAGAGCAAAAACTCATCAGCTCACTCGAGCAAAAGATGGGTTTGTGTATGATCTAGAAGCGGCACTTCAACAACCAACAGAGGAGTAAAAAGAAAAGGGGCGTAAGCCCCTTTTTTATTCGCTCGGAGGACTAGTCCAATCTGGATTAAGAGTCCATTTTGAATCGGCATAAATATACTTTGATACATCCCAATCGCCCGGAGGAGTAACATTTTCAACTATAGTCGAATTATTAGAGTTTAAGTCTCCAATAATATAATCGGGTGTAGTAATTGAATTTGAGTCTACAGATAAGGATACACTATCCTCAAAAATATACATAGACCAATTATTTTCATTGCTAATTATTGTTTTCATAGTTTATATCCTTTTACGGACCTTGCTGTGCTGAAGTTAAGTTATTCCATAAAGTATCTGGATTATATGTAAAAGTTGCAGTTCCATTTGAGTTTATGCCTCGAATTATACTTTTAGTAGAAGACGAAGCAGTATTACTGGAAGCTCCATCACCTATTGCTGCATAATATGTTCCATTTGCCAGTGCCCGACTTCTTGTTGAATCATAGGTTCCATTCTTCCAGTAATGTAACTTTTTAGTGTTTCTATCAAGCATAAAAGAGTAGGTATTACCTCCACTGGCAGAAAACTCTCCCCCATAATGACCGGTAGTATTTGTAGTAACATCTCTTAAATGATTATCAGAGTTAATCTTTGCAGTACTTATAAAACCTGCGGCATAATATGCTTGAGAAGAATTAGTTGTAAACTCAAAATATACTTTAGAAAGCCCTGATTGACTATCAGCAATAGTATAAGTAGTATGAGTAGCAGAAAGAGTTCCTAAATTACCTGCATTATAAACCTCTATGTTATTTCCATTATCATTTAGTTGCCATCCTGAGCCACTATTGTAGTAACTATTAGTTGTAGTCCAATTTACATATTCATAAAAAAGTAGTGAAAACGTTGCAGAAGCACTATTAGTTCTTACACCATCAAAAGCCTTAAATCTAGCAGTAAATGTCCCACCATTAGAAGTACTAGTACTTGGAGTTACCGTAAATGTACCTCCATTCTGAGTAATTGTAGCTTGAGCTTGGTCAGCTGGAGTAGTATCATGACTGTAGGTAACTGTAAAACCTTCAGGATCAGTTGCTGCAACAGTTACAGTTGTTGCTGTCCCATCTAAAGCTAAGTTATAGCTAGATGCCGGACTAGTTGTAAACTCAGGAAGCGTATTTTGTCCACTAAAAATTCTATCCCACTCTGTGCCATCCCATCCATAAAAAGCTTTTACGTCTGTTACAAAAGCTAAGTCTCCGCCCGTATTTCCAGAAGAAGTAAGAGATGCTACATTCGGGTATGTAGTAACACCACGCCCCCCGCTAAGTAGTAAACCAGCCGCTGCTGCTGCAACAATTTCACTCTTTACAATTAGTCTAGTTGCTGAGATAGCGGTTCCTGCTAATACTGACGGAGATCCTGCACTTGTTGAGAGTGTGCCGTCATTTTGTATATAATAAGACTGCCCGGCAGTTAACCCAGATTGAGCATCATCTACTGAGCCAATAAGTTGAACTGTCGCAGTCGCAGAGTTTGAGTAAGTGCCATCTGCTACCCCTATATAATTTGTTGCTGTAAGATTTGTTGAGCTTGAAGAGGTAAGTTGTCCTACAATAGCAGTTCCATAGCTTGAGTTTCCTCCATCTACATAAGAAAATACAGATTTATTTGCACTTGTATCAAACGTAGACCCAATATAAGCACTATTTGCACTTTCGAATGTAATTTCAGTATCAAAACTAATACTTGTATCTGAAACTGTTCCTGCTATAGCTTGCCCATAATTAGAGTTTCCCGCGTCTTGATAAGCAATTATAACCTTATTTGCATTTGAATCAAAATGACCAGATATGTAGTTTGTCTCTGTAGTATTAAATACAACTTCACTGCCAAAACTAATACTTGTACCTGATACTGTTCCTACAATTGCAGTTCCACGATTGGAGTTTCCATCATCATGATACAGAATAACTACTTTATTATTACTAGAATCAAATACAACATTAGTATACTCTAAAGTGCTTGAAGTATTAAAGTCGACTGATGAGCCAAAACTAATGCTTGTGCCTGATACTGTTCCTACTTGCGCTCTACCTCGTCCAGAATTTGAGTGAGCCCTGTAAGCAACAATAACTTTACCATTGCTAGAATCAAAGCCAAGAGCAGTACGAAGATTAATTCCAGAATAGTAAGTAACCGGCGTACCAAAACTGATATCTGTACCTGATACTGTTCCTACTACCGCCGTGCCTCGACTAGAGGTAGTATTATTTCTGTAGGCAACAATAACTTTATTATTAGTAGAATCAAATGTAATTGCATGATCTGTAGAGTTATGGTTAGCAACACTTACAGGAGTGCCAAAACTAATACTTGTACCCGATACTGTTCCAACAACCGCTGTTCCACGATTAGAGTTTCCGTGATCTCTGTAAAAAATTACAACCTTATTTGAGTATGAATCAAAAGTTGCTGTAACATAGCTTACTTCTGCACTTTCAAAAACGACTGGAGTGCCAA